ATGAAGCGTTTTGTTACTCTGCTGCTTACAATTGCGATGCTGTACTCTTGCATGGCGTTTGCAGAGGAGCCCACTGGCGGTGTGTGGGGAAATCCTGTTTACGAGGGCACTTGGTACGCTCCCATCGAGGGGGATACCCAGATCATGACCATTGGTAAGAGCGTTCGCACCAGTGTTGCCTACATGGAAGGTGATACTGTTCAGGATAACTACCTGATCCGCTTCTTGGAGAAGCAGCTGAACGTCGACTACGTTTATGAATGGGAAACTGATGAAGGCGCTTATGTTGAGCGTGTAAATCTGGCTATTGCTGAGGGCGACGGGTCAATCCCGAATTCTGTGTAAACTGCAAAACGTAGTGCAAATAGAGCAAAATTTATGCAAGACGGGAGCGGCGCAAGCTGCTGCCGCCTTGTCTATAAAATAACAGCGTTTCGATGGGATGTCAAGGGCGGAAACGTCAACCTCCGTTCATCTCGACACTTGACATCCCTGCGTGCAGCCAGTCAGTTCGGCATACGGTCGGCGAAGAACACCGCCAGCTGCGCATGGATCATGCTCCAATCCTGCCGCCGGCCAGTCCATTTCTTCGTAATATCCGTCATGGCCAGATATAGCATTTTCAGCAGACTGTTATCCGTAGGGAACACCGATTTGGCCTTGGTCACTTTCCGGAGTTGCCGGTTAAAGCCCTCGCTCGCATTGGTCGTATAGATCAGGCGGCGCACCTCCTGGGGGTACTTGAAGTAGGTGCTCAGGTTCGGCCAATTCTCCCGCCAGGACTGAGCAATCTTCGGATATTTCTTGTCCCATTTCTCCGCAAAAGCATCCAGAGCGTCCAAGGCAGCAGACTTATCGACTGCGGCGTAGACCGCCTTCAGGTCTGCCATGAGCGCCTTGATGTCCTTGTAGGACACATATTTGCTGGAATTGCGGAGCTGATGGATGATGCAGTTCTGAATTTCCGTCTTGGGAAAAACGGCTTCAATGGCAGCGGAAAAGCCGGTTAAATTGTCCGTGCAGGCGATGAAAATGTCCTCAATTCCCCGGTTTTTCAGGCTGCTTAGCACTGTTGCCCAATATTTGGCACTTTCATTTTCACCGATCCACATGCCCAGAACGTCTTTCCTACCATCCAGATCAATGCCAATGGCGATATACACCGCCTTCTTCACGATTTGACCTTCGCTGCGGACATGATAGTGGATGGCATCCAGGAAAACTACCGCGTAGATGCTTTCCAGCGGCCGCTGCTGCCATTCTTTTGCGATGGGGAGAATTTTGTCCGTGATACGGCTTACGGTCGTGTCAGACACCTCTACGCCGTAGATATCCCGAATATGGGTCTCAATATCCGACGTGGTCATGCCTTTGGCGTACATGGACAGGATCTTCTCCTCGATGTCCTGACTGATGCTGGTCTGATTCTTCTTCAGGAGCTGCGGCTCAAACTCCACCTGTCTGTCCCGCGGGACAGACACCTCCACATCGCCGAAGCTGGTGCGCAGGGTCTTGCTGCTGTGTCCGTTCCGGCTGTTGTCTGTGTTCTTGTTTTTGTAGTCGTACCTGCTGTAGCCCAGTTCGTCGTCCAGCTCCGCATCGAGGCCGTTTTCCATGAATTCGGCAATCGTCTCCTTGAACAGCCTCTGGATGTCGTCCATGCTGCCGATGTTTGCCAGCTGCAGCAGCTCACGAATCTTTTCCCTGCGGGCATTTTCTTCCGTGGTGCGTTTCCTTCTTGCCATATGAAAACCTCCATTCTCGTGCTTCTATTATACACTACTTTCGAGGTTTACACAAAGTATGGGATAGGCTCAACATTTTCAGCAGTCCCGCGCAAGTCATCGTGAACACGGTCAACACCGTTGGCGTATGGATGCCGCCCAGACGCCGGAGCATCTGAAACAGGAAGAAACCGCCGACTGGCTTCGCGCCCATGCGCAGGACATGTCCTTCGCTGGACTGTGCGACGATTTGAAGCTCGGTCAGGCAATTCTCCCCTATCAGCGGGAAAAGGACGGCGTGCATTCGGCTTTTCCTTCGCGGATACGCCCGAAAAGCGCGACTACGCCCTCAGATACAACCGGGGCAATCAACCCTTGACCTTGGAAGCCAATTTCGTTTTTGAGTGGCTGCGCGGCGGTGCGACAGTTTCGACCAGCTTCGCCGATGTGCGGTCTGTTCGAGCAGCCGCTTTCCTCGTATGAATTGATGTGATTCACAGAAAAAGAGCCGGGACAGCCGCAGAGGATTTCTCCCTCCGCCGCCATCCCGGCTTTCCTTACGCCCCCTGATGCTCGTGCAGCGTTTCCCGAATCTCGTCAATCTGGCTGAACGCGGTCTGCACGTTGTTCTCCAACTGGAATGTCCGCTCGACGACGGAGTTGTGCTTCTCCACCTTGCGCTCCAGCTGCTCCAAGCGGTAGGACAGCAGGGCTATTGTCTTGCTGTTGGCGAAGTAGCTGCCTGCCAGCGTGCCCAGCAGGGAAATCGCGGCGACGATGATGGTGTCAAGGCTCATGCGTGTCCCTCCATGTTTTTATGATGCGGCGAAAATGTCATTCAGTTCACTGACGGCATCAGCATCAATGCACTTGTTGTAAATTCTGATGTCCATAATCGTTCCGCTTACCATGCCCCAACCGCTTTCCCAGCCGCCGATGTAGAGCGCTTTTTCTCCCGTCTCTGCCTGCGGATAAGTGAGTTTGTTGCCGTAAATCTTGCAGTTATCGAGGTAGAAAGTGTAGTCGTCCCCGTTTTTCGTAACGATAAACGTGTGATAGCCGCTATCGTACACAGTCAGATCCATCTGTTCGACGTTGATGCCGAAACCGCCAGCGTTACTCACAGTAAGCATAGGGATACGTCCATCGTCCGCAAGAATATTCGAAAACGTACCTTCCACGGCTTCCATCGTTAAACCGCTGATTTCGCCGCCTTTGAATACCTGCGTATACGCTGCAACAGTTTCAAACTCGCTCGCCGTCACATACCCCTCCAAATCAATGCAGTTCGCGCTGATTTTGACCGCGCCCGCCGTCTGATTGATGACCGACACCACGTCGTCTTTTCTGACTTTCGTCCCCAGCGTGCCGCTCATGCCGTTCATCGTCTGCTTGACGATCGTAATCTCCTGCGTGTTCTTGTCGGTCGTCTTGACATAGCTGGTCAGCGTACCATTGCCTCGATGACCTTGCCATCGCCGACGTACAGCCCGACGTGGTGGCGATCGCTGCCCTTGGTGAGGAACACCGCCGTGCCGGGCTTGAGCGGCTGACTGTCGGTGCGCTTGCCGCCCTGCAATGACCCCTTGGCGGCGGCGTACTTGCGCCACATGGTGTTGCTGCCGTGGTACATATACCCGCCCAGCTGCTTATACGCCCACCAAAACAGCCCGGAGCAGTCCGCAACGCGCCGCCCGACCCACTGCTGCCCGTAGCGTATCGTCTGCGCGCGGGTGGCGCTGTCCTGCGCACGCTGCGTGTGAACCTGCCCCGTGCCGCCCCAGATGTACCCCCATTTTTCCGCCAGCGCGCGGCGGAAGAGGGCGACCACCTCCGCCGCGCTGACCGTTTTTGATGCCATCGTCAATCACCACCGGGGTCAATTTCTGCTTTGCCGAGCTGTTTATACACCTGATTCACGCCCGTCGAGGCGAGCCCCGACACGATGCCGACCGCGAGCGCATTCAGCACGTCCTTCGCCGGGAAATCCGGGATGACGTACATGCCCACGATGCCCAGCACGCCGCCCGCCGCGCCCACGATGACCGGAATCAGCTCATCGCGGATGCTGCCCAGCGACTTGCAGAGCAGGCCAATCAGGTAGGTGATGACGACAATCGCCAGCACCGTGCCCATGGTAGAGATGTCCATGATACCACTCCTTTTCGGAATTATTGTATGAAAAAACAGCCTGCACGAGGTGTGCGGCTGCTTTTCGCGAATTAAGTTGATTGCAAGTTGCAATTTCTCTTGGCAACTTGCAATTTTTAGTTTCAAACAAGGTTCAAAGCTGGTTCAAAGCCGGTTAATGGATATGCCCACCATTGCGTTCCAGCATGATGTCGCTGAAAAACTCCCGATTCACGGTGATGTTCGGCAGCTCATTCGCTTTCATGGTAATGACCACCTGCAAGTTCGTCGGGCAGGCATAATCCCCGTAGATGCTTTCTGCCTTTTCGGTGATGGTCTGCCCGCAGTCCTTGATTTGCTGGATTCGCTTCTCTCTGGTCATGTTCATGTTTACGCACTCCCTTCAACGTATCAAAAAAGCACCTTGCGGGGGGCAGGGTGCTTTGCGGCTACTTTTCTATATTTTTTCGTTTTTCCAACGTTCATTCAAGGGAACATAAGGGTTTACTTTGCTGCGGTTTCTGTTGCCGTCAGCAAACACCTTGTCACAGGTGCTTACCTCCGTTTCAAAACCATTATCAACAAGACACTGGCGAATCGCCAACAGAAGCTCATCCGCATTTTTCTTGTATTTCTGAGGATTGTCGCACTGCTCCACGAATTTGTTGCTATCAATCACATCCACCAAAGCAACATTTTTCGCGTACTTGTCTGCTAACAAGGAACAATATGCAGAAACATCCGCATAAGTGATGTAAAACGGAAATTCCTCGACTTTCTTACTCATCAGCAATCAGCCTCATTTTGATTATGGTTTGCGGTGGAATCGGTTCTTCGTTTTTCTCTATGCCTGTTATTTCAAATTTGCTATTTCGCGCCAAAAGAAACTCATATTCAGCATCTTGATACTGCCCAGCAAGTTGATTTACATATGCGCCGCGACCAGCTCCGGCAGGAATCTCTATTTCAAAAATGACAGGTTTGGCAGTTGCGACACTGTTCCCTTGCAATACCGTTGTACTCATATAGCCGCTATCGCGGTATATTTTCCCGATGAGCATAGAAATATCATCACTGTATTGCGCCAGCAGATTATCTAACGCATCTTCCATTACGCCTCGCTGGACACGGATGTTATCCCTCAACTTGTATCGGCTAATTGCAGAATCAAGATTTCTTGCTATGAACTCTTCCTTTTCTGCGTCTCTTTTCTGCCAGTCGCCGATTTTCCGAAGATAATTGTTGAGGTCATAATAGCCGCCGCCTGTATAGTCGGAAATGCAGTCCTTTTCATTCTGCGTTAAACTGAATTGCCACTTTGCGTGTTGGCTATTCCTTCTTGCCAGCAAACCACGACTTTCATCATCGTAATAGAAGAAGTCGTTTGCGGCTTCTCCTGCATTAAATTGCTTATACTGGCGCGGTTGAGCCGCTCCTATTATACCACTTTCCCCTTGCTTTTTCAAGGCATCCGCCGCATTCAGGTACTTTTCTTCAAACTCCTTAAAGTTCTCCGTCTTGTCCAGCCCAAAGAACTTTGCCCGCTCCTTCATCGTCTGCAATTCGGCTTCATCCAGCGCCCACTTTGCCCGCGTCAGCGCCACGCACCGGCAGTTGCAGTCCTCTTCCGGGCGCCCGAATGCGCCGGGGTATTCCGCTTTCTTGCCGTCTATCTCGAACGGCTCGCCGACTTCGCGAATCTGCCCGTCAAGGATGCGGTGACCCGTGCGCGTGTTGCCGTCCAGCACTGCATCCCACTGCTTCACCACTTGGCAGCCCTGTGCCTTGGCGGCGTTGCGCGCGTCATCGGCGGATTGCTGCTGAATGCGGTGTCCCTCGGTGCGGACGATGGTCTTGGCGCGTTTGAGCGGAATGCCGGAAGAAATCTGCACTTGCCGTGCAATCATGCCGTAATCGCTGCCGATGGAGATGCCGATGGAGATTTCCCGGCGGATGGTCTTCTTCAGCTTCTGCATATCCACGCCGAGTTCACCGTACAGCCGCCCACTGAGCTTGCTGTCCGTGCGGACGGCGCGGGTGACGGCACGCTGGTCAAAGGGGGCGAGAATCGGCATTCCCTGCTTGTGCAGACTGTACATTGTGCCAACGTAGCCGTGCTGGTAGCTGCGCGTCAGGTATTCTTCGATGGTCTGATTGCTTTTCTTGTGCAGTTCGTCCAGCGCGGCGTTGATTTGGGCTTTCATCGCCTCCTGATAACGCTTCTGGTAGATTTTCGATTGCGTCATTTCGTCGCTTTCGAGGATGCGAATGTGGTTGTCGATGCGCCGAATCGCCCGCTGGTATGCCTTTTCCAGTGCCTTGATGGTTTCCTGCTCATCATCCAGCATCGCTTGCAGGGCTTCCTTCTCGCTCTTGCGCATTCACATCACCCCGCGTCATCCTCTTCCGCCGGAACGTCCGCCAGCACCACGTCCGCCGCGCCGTCGTCTGATTTCGTCCGCCCGCGAATCGTCTTGTAGTCCAGTTCCAGCACGTCGCAGATGTTTTCCAGCAGCGTTTCGTCATCCAGCACGTCGGTGAGCGCCAGCAGCGTGTTCACCTGCGCCTGCTGCTTCTGCGCCTCCGTCAGCTCAATCTGCGCGTTGTCCAGCGCATTCGCCATCACCTCGCGCTGGAAGTCGAAATACACGTCCTGCATCTGGTAGTCCGTGCCGCCGGATTCGTTGATTTCCGCCAAGACGATTTTCAGCAGCTTGCGCATGAACTGCTTCAAGCGGATTTCCAGCTTGTTGCACTTGAGGTCAAGCAGCGCATAGCGGCTCTTGATGACCACGTTCGTCACGTTGCCGTCGCCGACCTGCGCGGCGTTGAAGCCCATGCCGAAGCGGTAGATGTTTTTCTCGTCCAGTTCCAGCTTCGTCTGGCGCGCCTGATAGGGAATGTCAATCGTGCGAATCTCCACGTCGCCGCCGGAATCCGGGATGCCGATGTGCTTTTTCGCCCGGATGTTGGTCATCAGCTCATCGAGGTTGTCGCCCTCGAACCCCTTGACGACGTAGAGGACTTCGTTCGCGTCCTGAATGTTGTTGGATAGCCCGCAGGACATGAGGTCGTAGTCGTCAATCAGCCCCTTGATGGTTTTGAGCCCCGAAAACTGCTTTGACCCGTTGTCCAGGCGGAAGAAGGGGATGAAGCCGAAGCCGTCAAAGTAGGTGCTTTCGTCGCCGGGCTTGCGCCAGATGGTGTGCGGGCGCGGGTTCAGCGGTGCGGAATTGTCCGGCACAATCTCGCCCTCGTTCACCTGGCAGAAGAAGTGCGTCTGCTTTTTGTCCCACACCTGAATGCGCTTGATGGTTTTGTTGTCCTTGCCGATGCGGTCGATGTACCAGTAGATGACGTACTCGCAGCCGTCGTCCGTATCCTTCGCCCGGACTTCCACCACGCCGAGGCCGTCCGCCGCCTGAAAGCGCGTGCGGCCGTCCGCATCCTTGTAGGCGTACATGTACTCGAAGCCCTTCGCCACCGCGCCCGTGACGACCTCGTAGAGTTCAGCGGTGAAATCCTCGTCGAAATAGTCCTCCAGCGCCTTTTGAAGCTCCGGAATGTCCGACCGCACGAACGCTTCCTGCCCGGACAGCATGTACTGCGCCTCTTGGTCTACCAGCTCGGTGAAGAACGGGTGGCTGATTTTGATGTTCGAGCGGTTCTTGTCCTCCTGCGGCGTGCCGTCGGCGTTGATGAAGAACAGGCGGTAATTGCGGATGTCGTGGTCGCCCTCGTAGTAGTGCTGACCCTGCCGCGCAAGCTGCTTGCGGGTGGATGCGCTGTCACTGTCGATGAATGTGCGGATTTCCGCGGGGGATAACATAGGGATACGCCTCCTCGGTGGTGAATTTGGGGTTCAAAAAAAGCACCGGGCGGAACGCTGTCATTTTGCCGCTTTCCGGCGCCTGTAGGTTGCCGCCAGCCCCGCGCCGCCGCTCACGCTGATGACGGTCGTCGGGGCATAGGTAGTCAGCGCCTTGTAGGCTGCGACTTCGTCCGCAGAAATGTCGGTTTCCACCGGTGTAGCAAGCGCAGCCCAAATAAAAACGTCATTCTCGTCCAAAAACTGCTTAAAGTCATCGAGGGTCGTCGTGCCTTTTTCGGCGAATGCAAAGCCGACAAGGTTATTATGATTGGCAATCGC